TGACGCAATCAGAACTAAGGTTATTTCCTTCTCTCAGACTAAATCGATTGATGGTCGAATCAAGATTATTATTCTTGATGAGTGTGATGGGTTGACTCAAGATGCTCAAAAGGCCTTGCGTAATGTAATGGAAGAGTTTCATAAAGTAACTCGCTTTATTCTTACTGCTAATTACGGTCACAAGATTATTAGCGCGTTAACTAGCCGGTGCCAGAAGTTCGATATTCAGATATCAAAGCCTCAATTTGAGAATCATTTGATTAGTATCCTTAATAAGGAAAATATTACTTTTCAGAAGGCTCAAATTGAGGTTATTGTAGAGCAATACTACCCTGACTTGCGTATTTCGATTAATGAGTTGCAGAAAAACTGTAGGTCAGGTTCTCTTCAGACTTCTTCTAATAAGCAGAACATTGCTCTTGTTAAAGGCATCTTGATTAATGTTGTATCAAAGAAAGATTGTACTATTATTCGTCGCCATGTAATTGAAAACGAGGAAGTGTTTAATGGAGATTATGTAGGGCTTATGCGTCAGCTATTCAACTTCATTAATGAGTTTGAATTTGATGAAAAAAATAAGCGTAAAATGCTGATCACCATCGCAGATCACTTGTATAAGTCTGCTTTTGTAATGGATCAAGAGATCAACTTTTACGCTTGTTTGTTGGCTATGGTTTAATAACCTTTCATGTAACTATCATATCTGGTCTTATGCTTCTGAGCACCTATCAACGTAGTATTAGTTGTTGGGTTGCTTGTAACATATTGGTCTGTTTGTGGAATGTTACCTGCATCTACATTACCTTCAGCAGCATCTATCTTGGGGTAATTAGGGTGTTGAACATCCATGTAGTTCGCAACACTATTAACTCGAGGCACGGGTTGGGGTTTAATAATCTCGTTATTTGGTCTAACGTACTTAGGATTAATAGGAGTTTGAGTTCTGTTTTCCCCACCAGTCATTAATAATTCTACTAGATATGATGGCAAAGTAACTTTATCAGTAAAAAGACCAGGAGCAATCTCTCTTGTAATGTCTAGATAAAACGAATCTGGCTCATAATCTTTACCACCAGCACTAAAACCGTATGGAGATTTGATGTGGCTAACTCGCAAGTAATCTCCAGAAGAAGATAGTTCCCTTAGCATATTGATCTTCTCAATAGACTGTGTCTTGGACCACGGACCATCAAAGGCTTCTTGCTTAATTTTAACTAGATCACCGCAAAGAAACCCGTTGCGAGTAAATCTGTCATAATGTTCTTTTATTACTTGTTCAAATCGAGATGCCATATATAAATATTTATGTAATTCGCTCAAAAATTTATAAATAATTAACAGATGGCAACAGTAAACCTTAATAGTCTTTTCCAAAAGCCAGTTAATCCTAATAGCGCTATAAAGTACATTTATCAGGATTTTAGCGCCCTGACTATGGAGACTCTGTATACTAACAATATTGTAGCTCGTAAAGTAAAGAACGACCTCAATGTATCTTTAGACATCGCTGCTGTTAAAAATAGTGTTTCTAACATTCTTTCAACGAAAAAAGGAGAAAAGATATTAAACCCAGAGTTCGGTTTAAGAATACAAGACTTTCTCTTTGAACCAGTTACTGATGCAACAGCTACTGCTATTTCTAATGAAATTCTTAATGCTGTGACTCTTTTTGAGCCTAGAGTTCAAATAGTACAGTTGCAAGTTATTCCTTACCCAGATTTATACCAATATGTAATTAATCTGGCCTTAAGAGTACCAACACTAAAGCAATCTCTATCAGTTGAGGGATTAATTCAAGGGGAATCTATAACAATTTTATAACTATGGCAACCGGTGTATATCCAGAATTTAAATTAACATCAAATGCCTACACAGCGTTTGATGCCACAAGTCTAAAGCGCTTAATGATTGAGCGCTTAAACACTCCATCTAACGCAGTTTTTACAGATCAGAATTTCGAAGGTAGTAATTTAAACGCAATTATTGATATTGTAGCATATTCTTACCAGACGTTACTATTCTATTTAAACCAAACATCTAGCGAATCTGTCTTTACTGAGTCCCAATTATATGAGAATATTAACAGAATTGTAAAGCTGCTTAACTACAATCCTGTTGGACCTCAATCATGTGCCCTGCCTTTCCTTGCAGATACATCTCTACTACAGGCTGGAGTGTATACAATTCCCAGATATTCTTATTTAAATGTTAATGGCATAAACTATTCCTTTACTCAAGATATAACGTTTGAGAAAACTACCCAGGCTGGCATCAGCGAGACCTTGAAACAGTTCAGTTCCACTTATTTGCTTTATCAGGGTAAAATGAATGAGTATCCAACTCAAACAGCTGCTGGGGTAGCGTTTGAGACTATTGCCTTGTTGCCTGGAAACTCTGTTATTGTAGATAACTTTAACATATATGTATATGTGTTTGAAACTCAAACAGGTACATATGTTGAGTATGCAAAAGTTGATAGCTTATTTCTACATGGCCCTCAAGACAGAGTTTGTGAAATACGTTTAAACGAAAATAAACATTATGAAGTTAAATTTGGTGATAATATAACTGGAAGACAACTACAATCAGGAGACTCAATTGCTCTTTACTACTTACAATCAGATGGGGTTGATGGGCAATTAAGCGCGAATAAACTAAACAATACTCCAATCTCTCTATTCAATACCCCTAGATTCAACTTAATTTTTGCTGCTGTAAGAGATGAAAATTTAACATACTTAACAGCAGCAAAAGTATTAGCTGTTAATATAAACAACAATGTAGACTCTACTGCTTTCTTTGATTCCGAAACAGTAGAGTCCATAAGAACCAGAGCACCTCAAACATTTACCTCTCAATACAGACTTGTAAATGCTACTGATTATGAAAACTTTGTTTTTACAAATTTTGCGAGCTTTGTATTCTCTACTAAGGTTTTAAGCAATTCTCAATATTTAAATTCCCATTTAAAGTATCTTACAGATGATTTAAAATTAAATGATCCAAACTTAGACACTAACGTATTATCTAATCAAATTTTATTCTCTTCTTCATGTAACTTTAATAACGTTTATGTTTATTGTGTACCCAAAACCTCTGCTTCAAGAATTACTACAGTAACCAAAAACAACTTCATATCCCCAGCACAGAAAAACTTTATTATTTCTGCAATTAATTCCATAAAAACTGTAACAGCTGAATCAATAATTATGGATCCAGTTTATATGGCATTCCAATTTGGTTATGGTAACAGTGTAGATGATTCAGCTATACAAGATACTAATTTTGCAGCTAAATTAATTGTATCAACAAACCCAAACGTTGTTGTAAATAGAGACAAAATTAAAAGCATAATTATTACCACAATACAAAGCTATTTCGACTTACAGTCTTTGGGCGGTACTGTTAATATTACAGATTTAAACGCTCAATTGTTAGATATACCTGGAGTTCAATCTTTTCAAATATCAAACAGCAACGGAAATAGAAATGGGTTGAGTTTTATTTATTATAACTTTCAATACCCTAATATAGATGTAAGATCTTCTGTTTCATCTGTAGTATTGCAGGATTTTATGTTTCCATATTTACCTGATTATTTTACATTGGCTAACTTAATAACTATTCTCTAATGAGTGTACCCTTTACAATTACAACTGGCGCTGGAACTACGAGAGATTACGTTATTAACAGTAACATTGTATATCCTGTTTCTACTTTTACAGGCATGCCGGTTACCTTGAGTGTTTCTCTTACTAATCTGCCTTTGTCAGCTGATACAGATTTTACTGTTTTTACTATAAATGATAGCTTTGTTTTGAAGGAAAATAATTCTGTATATAATTTTCCATTGCCTGGCGTTTACAAAATTACATTATTTACTGCAGACTTAAGCGGAGAACCAATTCAAAATTATACAACATACCTTACAGCTTTTAATTACATAACAGATGTAATTAACACTTCAATTGTCGCAGTTAACGATGTATATAATAATTCAACTAATACAGGCACAGGAATTAATCCGAGCAGAACATTTATAGATAATTTAACAGTACTTGCTTCCCAATACACTGTGCCAATTTACGTCACAAGATATAATACATGGCAATTATGTAATAGTTTATCTTCTGTTGATTATAAAATAGATCTATTTTGTGATGGTAGTTTCTCTGAAGATTACGAGAATAGAAATTACTACGAGACTAACTGGTATCATTTAGTTACTTTCTGGCAATTTAGAAACGAATTAAAAACTACAATTATTAGATCTCTTAGTACAGATAGTACCAACATATTTTTAAATTATGATGGTTATACTGGTAGTATTAGTACATTAAGTTCTGCTAACAGCATATTTGTTGGTACTAGCGGTCAAAATATTTTCTACTTTAAAGATGATCAACCATCAAGAGATACACTCGAGAAGCTGTATCTTACACAGAATTTAAAAGATGTTCCTTTAGCAAGTCAAATTTTAAATAACAAATACTTATCTGTATTTGAAAAGGGTTTACCAATAATAAACAATTCAAGCACCATTATTGATTTGCTTGTAGATTACACTGAACCTGTTTCGTTTAGCTTCACAAGCAATGGTTTAACTCAACCTGTGCTGCCAAACATTATGTTTAATGGTGCATCATTCCCAGTGTTTATTGCTCCTGCAGATGATGAGGGAAACATTTTAAAGTACTACGATAAACTTAATTACATACCCAATAGCGCTGCTTTTGCAGATAATACATTTAAGCTAGCGTTACTATCAGCGGATGGTACTAAAAATAATATCGGCAACAACAACTTATTTCCAACTAAATTTACTTTCGGCGATTACAATAGTAATAATATATCAACTAATTCAGTAAGTAGTTTTTACGCTGGGGTATTATCAGCTAATTTTACTAATAGTTTTGAAAGTATTGGTGTTACAACTAATTTTTCTCTCAGCACTGCCTATACTAATATACAGAATCCCTTCACAATAAATCCTGTAGTGTTATCAGCGTTTGGTTTTGTAAGAGATACAGATGGAGCGCCATTTTATATAGAGGGGTTGTATTTGTTTAATTACTACCCTGAGTTTATAGAATACAACCTGATGAAAATTAATGAAGATTTTGATTATGTTGAAGCCTTAAAGAGTTACGCGCTAATGCCCAGTCTGAGAGATCAAACAGCTTTATTTGATGATTTTTTTGCTTATATTGGAGGTACTCAAGAAAGTAGCCCTAATACTATTGGCAAAAGGTACTATGAAAAAATAGCTAATTTTGTAGATAACAACGCAGATTTGGATGCAGCTAATATTACTCAGCTGTATAGTTTGTTTGATGAAATAAATTACAAAGATAAAAACTATATAATTAAATTCCCATCAGACATGCAGAGAGTAATGGATTTGTTGAGTATAAATTACTCTAAGCTAGTTGGGTCTAATACTGGTAATAGTAGTAATTATAGAAATAATATTACTGTAGATGCTCAATACTCTCAAACAAATCTAGGAGAAAAATTATCTGATGCTAGTATAATTACAGCAGGAACAAACATTATAATTTATCAGTTTTTTGGTGAAGTTTTTACTACAACAACACCAAGCACAGTTGCTTGCAATTCTGCTGCTTTACAAACATATTCTGCTGCTAATCCTAGCAGCATTGACATCACCTTTAACGGGTTGTCCTCTTACCCAATTTCAGCATATGAAAACAACTGGAACTGGGGATTGCCAAGCGATATTAATTGGAGCAGCATGTATGAACAATTTAATTTTTATTTACAGGAACCAACTGTAGTAACTGATATAAATAAGATGGGCGGTTATATAGATTGGTACAACAATTTAACAACACTATCTGCTATTCAATATGACAGTAACCTATCCACGTATTTTACAATGTCTGGTGGGTTAATGGAACAGTATATTGGAAACGCTCTTAGAAGAGGGGTAGGTTTAATTTAATGAACGGTAACATTGCATCATTCATAAACTTCTCAAAAACTAGAAAGAGCGTTTCTCAAAACTCTCTAGCTGCTGAGTTGGAATATAAGGAGTATATTTCAGATAAAAGTATACCTCAATCAACTCTTAACTCTGATGAAAAGGAAATCATAAGAGATGAGTATATAGCAGCGATACAATACGTGTTGCTCAACCTCACAACCCCTCAAGAACGGGTTTTCTTTAAAGACTTAGACCTTTCTGACAATAACAACTTAGCCACCGTCATTCCGCTGGTTTCTCAGAAGTTAAAAGAAGTAGCAATTTACATCGCTAAAGAAAGAGACAGAGCAAAATTCTCTACTATAAAGTACAATTTAAAGGGTTCAGTGTTCGGTACCACAACATATGTTAAAAATTATGTTTATACTCTGTACAACGATCCAGATTTTACATCTTTATTTCTAACGTTCCCATCTCTATCATCCATTAATTATCTTGATGCAAGTTTAAATTATTACTATGCTCAAAACGTAGACTTATATGATAAAGATTATGCTGTAGGTTTAAAAACACCTGAACTGTATAATGGTGGAGACTATGAAAAGCTAAACTTATTATACTTTAACAAAGATCTTTATTTTCCTTCTTTGAGTGGTAATGTAATAAAAAACTTTACTTCTTTAAATTTAAGGTTCCTAAAAACATCTAATAATAAAATTTTAATAGTTAATAGAAAGCAAAAATTAAAAGTAAAATTTATTTCTACTAACATTAATGATTTAGAAACTAAGTATTTTCTTTACGGGGAAAAAACTTCAGAGAATTTAATTTTTAACATCATTAAAAATGGTGTGGCAGGAGCTCAAAATACCTTAGGCTCAAATAAATTCCTAGGTAACGATTTGGTTTATGCTTCAGCTGCAGATACAAACAACCCAGTTACTGGTTCTTTAGTAGCAGCTGGTCAGAGGTATGCTAATATTCTTAATTACCGCAATTATACATTACAGGCTCTTGAATCTAATTTTATTGTTAAAAAATTAAATCAGATAGGTGGATTTTTTCTACCAGCAAAGCAAGGTCTCAGCATTGCGCTGAGCAAACATTACAGCTATTACTTCAATACATCTCTCTCAGGTTTAAATGTTACAGTGGACCCAACTGTAGCTATTAACCCCAGAGGAAATTCCAAGATTCAATACCCTAATGTGTATTATTTTTCAGAAAACCCTAGTTGGATTATAAATGATTTATCTGGTCAATATAACTGGGGTAAAATTAGAGACGTTAAACAATACCAAAAGTTTAACGGTTATCAATCTTATGAGGAAGCAAACTTTGAATATAAGTCTGGTATTAACAAAGTAACAGATAGCTTTGACTTCTTTACTGGAACTGAAAAGAACGTCTGGGCTAATTCAGATGTTTACAGTGTTGAAGTTGGTCAACCTCTACCTTTAGAAACAAGAGAGTCAAGTTACAATACAGGCATTGAGGATATCTACAGGTGGCAAGGAGATATATTTGGTAATAACTATGCCCTATACAAGAGATTAAACAATTATAATGTACCCGAACAATTTAATCAAACATATAGTAATACATCTGCGTTAAATTTAAAAGACTTTTCCCAAAATAACGGCTTGGGTACTGCTACAGATCAGGTAGCGTATTTGTATAGAGATGGTCAATTTAATACTGATGTACAGACCTTATCTACAACTCCTATATACAATACCATTTTTGAAAAATACGAAATTTCGGGTCAAGTTTATGTAAGGACTTTTAATAACACTGCTTTAAAAACATTATCAGATGCATTTAGTGCAGTGTTCTCTAAGTACAGTACAGATATTAGAGATGAGATACAAAACAATGTTAAGACTTTTAATATTATTAACGATGTTATCCTTATTAATACTGAAAATTATAAAATAATGGAACGGTTTGTTTTTAATATTGATGAAGATGTATTTGCGCCTTACTACACCTTTAGAACTGAACTTCAGTAGTAGAAATGGCAAAATTAGATAAATAATTTCGATGGTTTGCAATGTACCTAATGTTACTGGTTCTTTTGGAAGTTGTGCGCAAGACATAGTTGCGAGCAATTTTAACCAGGATTCTGTGTTTTGGTATATAGAAAAGGAAGATGCTGTTTATAATTTTAAATTAACCCTGTGTCCGTTCCTTTCTGCTACCCCGTTAAAAATAATTTACCCTGAGGTTGAAATTTTTAGTCTTAAAACCTTTGAGAAGT